AGGGGGTGATCCCGCCGGTTCGACCGGCGCGCCACGGGTCAAGATGCACTGGGCCTGGACGAAGTCCGGGCCCGCGCCTTTAGACGCGAGCCCGGGGCCCGTGGGTTATACCCTAAGAGCAAACCACCCTTTTTAAGGGTGGTTCTGATTTGAAGGGAACTCATTTTGAGCAAGCACCCGCCCTGCCGGGGCTCCCGGGTTCCGACGACTCGGCCGTTCGGGTCAGGCGGGCTGATATCAATAGAGTGAATGGGCGCGCCGTTGGCGCGTCCATTTTTGTGCGGGTGACAAAGGGACTGTCCCTTTGTTACATTGCAATAAATGTGATGAAAGTGTGGCGAAATGAGCTTAAAACTTCCGTAAATGTGATAAATGTCACGCTTTACCTAGGGTAAAATGTGGGAAATATCACGTTTACGGAAGTTTCTTTGCGGGAGGTTCGGTCATGCAGCGAGATATCATTGCCAAGCTTAACGCTTGGAAAGCGTCAGAATATCGTAAGCCGCTTATCCTTAAGGGGGCGCGCCAGGTTGGAAAGACGTGGGCGCTTAAGGAGTTCGGCCGAACCTCGTACCTCAATTTTGTGTATCTGACGCTCGAGGAGCCGTCACCTGGGGTACAGAGCGAGTACGCCCAGTTTTTCGAAGGTACGCGCGATTCTCGACGGATCATCTCAAATCTTTCCCTGGCACTTGGACAGCCTATCGATCCCGGCGAAACGCTGCTTATTATTGACGAGATCCAGGATTGTCCTTCTGCAGTCGGCGCCCTTAAATACTTCTGTGATGAGGCCCCCGAGTATCACGTCGCATGCGCAGGGTCTTTGTTGGGCGTTTGCTTGTCCCGTGAGACCAGCGCTTTTCCGGTGGGAAAGGTCGAGTTCATGGAGATGCGCCCCATGAGCTTTTCCGAGTTTCTGAAAGCCGAGGGCGCTGCAAACTACGACGAATACCTTGGCGGCCTGGATCAGATCGAGACAGTGCCCGATTTCTTCCATGTCCGTCTCGTCGAGCATCTTCGTCGTTATTTTGCATGCGGCGGCATGCCAGAGGCTCTTGGCCGGTGGGTGGAGACGGGCGATATCGTTCAGGTCGATAAGGTGTTGTCTGATCTCTTGGATTCCTACGAGCGCGATTTTGCCAAGCATGGTGGCCGTGCGCAGTTCGCCAAGCTTTCGCAAATATGGAACTCGATTCCAGCTCAGTTGGCGCGCGAGAACAAAAAGTTCGTTTGGGGTGCGGTGCGCGAGGGGGCTCGTGCTCGAGAATACGAGGATGCTCTGGAATGGCTTGCCGATGCTGGGCTCATCACGGCGGTTCGCCTTAATGCTGCCGGTGGTGTGCCGCTCTCTGCGTACGATGACCTCAAGGCATTTAAAGTCTACTGTCTTGATGTCGGCTTGCTGCGCCGCATGGCAAGGCTGGATGCGTCCGCTTTTGCCATCTCGGATGCGCTATTTTCGGAGTTCAAAGGTTCGTTCGCCGAGAACTATGTGCTTCAGGCATTACTTTCACAGTTAGATGCTGCTCCGCGTTATTGGACAAACGAGAAGCCGAAGCACGAAGTCGATTTTTTGATTCAAGTCGGAAACGAAATCGTTCCCGTCGAGGTCAAATCGGGAGAGGTCGTTCATTCCAAGAGCCTTAAGTACTATGCCGACAAGCATGCGGAGACGACTCCATTGAGGGTCCGCTACTCACTTAAGAACCTAAAGCTCGACGACGGGGTGCTCAACATTCCGTTGTATTTGGCTGATCGATCTGTCCCTCTTATCAAAAAGGCGCTTGATTGTGCGCATCTTGACGTTTAGATCCTGGGTGAGCTGACGGGCGGCGGCTAATTAATCGCTCCGTTACGGCCAGGGAGCTTGGGCCTTAGCGATGCTTGCTTCGCCAAGCCGTGGGTGTCATGCCGGTGTGTTGCTTGAAGGCTTGAGCGAAGGCGGCCTGCTGAGGGTAGCCTAGACGCTCTGCCACCTGCGCTATCGTGAGCGCGCTATCGGCCAAAAGGTCCTGTGCTCGCTCCATACGACGTCTGCGAATGTAGGCGCCCAGGGACTCGCCAGTTTGGGCCTTAAAGGTGGCGCATAGTTTGGAGCGGCTTGTGTAGAGCCTCTCGGCCACCTCGTTGATACCCACACGTCTGCCTTTGTCGAGCGCGCGCTCAACCATTGCCGTTGCTTCTTCGGCAATGGTTATGCTGACGCGTGTGTCTGCCGCCTGCCGCGCCTGCTTGTGGGCCGCGCGCGAACAGGCGAGCTCCGCGACCATGGTCTCCACGATGCCCTGCATATAGACGCGTCCGCCTACGGTGCGGGCGCGTTCCTCGTTAATCTGGCGCAGCGTGTGGCAGATGGCAGACGTCGCTTCCTCGTGCCATGGCTCGGCAAACGCCTCAAAGATTCCCGCGAACTCGGTGGGATAGCGGTGCTCCAGTTCGTCAAAATATCCAGGCAAAAAGAGCACCGAGCGCGAGTGATAAAGCTCCCCCGCAAACAGCGGGCTTAATTCCTCGCCACAGCTATCTTGGATAAAGCTGCAAACGGCATTGTTTGGCCACGGTCCATGCGAGGGTTTAAGGTTCGCAGGCGTTATGCCAATCTCGGGCATGCATGTAAGTGTGGGCGCGCTGACCTCGCTCACGCAGGCGTACGGCTCGGGTGTGTATTCGGCCAGGTACATATCGTGCGTCGGGGTGATGTAATGCTCCATGACGATGCAGGCAGGGGAGAGAGGCATGATCCATGCGCGTCCGTGTGCCCGATCGTTTGCCACCTCGCCGGTAAAGACGGCGCCCTTGCCGGAAAGCTCCAGGCCAAATTGCTCAAACTGTGGTGCATAGAGCTCGGTTATGTCGGTCGCGGCCCGATGCATTTTCAAAAGCGTCCCCTTCCTTTGCGGAAACGTCCACGCCTGGCTCGATTGTGTGCCCTGGCTAACATATCAATGATAAGTTGATTGAGGTTAACTCTCAAGCCGTCAGAAGGGAACCTCATGGCAAAGGGATCAAAAAGGGAAGGCGGCGGTATCGGCGAGCTGCTTGCATATGCCGACGACCGTAAATTCCTAACGTATTTGGGCATGGCGCTCTCGGCGCTCTCGCAGCTGCTGAGCTTTGGCCCGTACGTGTGCATTTGGCTTGTCGCGCGCGATCTGATCGCCGTGGCACCTAACTGGAGCGAAGCCACCGATATCGCGATGTATGGCTGGTGGGCCGTGGGTTTTGCCCTGGCAAGCATCGTAGTTTATTTCGTGGGGCTCATGTGCACGCACCTGTCTGCGTTTCGCTGCGCGTCCAATATCCGCAAGACTACGAGCGAACACCTGCTTAAGCTGCCGCTTGGCTACTTTGACACGCACGCCACCGGTGAGCTGCGTCGTGTTGTAGACGGATGCGCCGCCTCCACCGAGACTTTGCTCGCGCACATGCTGCCCGATATCGCCGGCGCCGCCGCCATGGTCGTGGGCCTGCTCGTGTTGCTGTTCGCCCTCGATTGGCGCTTGGGCGCGGCATGCCTCATCTCGGTCGTCGTTTCGTTTGGCGCCATGGCCACCATGATGAGCGGCAAAGGCGCCGAGTTCATGAAGGCCTACATGGGAGCGCTGGTCAAGATGAACAAGACCGGCACCGAATACGTACGCGGTATTCCCGTGGTCAAGGTGTTTCAGCAGACGGTCTACTCCTTTAAGGCCTTCCACGATGCGATCGCCGAATACGCCGACATGGCACAAAACTATGCGGGCACGTTCTGCCGAGGTCCGCAAGTACTCAATCTTACCGCGCTCAATGGTCTTGTGGCATTCCTGTTGCCCGTGGCGTTGCTGTTGGCGCCGGGCGAGACGGACTTCGCGCATTTTATGGCAAACTTCACGTTTTACGCGATATTTTCGGCCGTGGTACCGACGGCCATGACCAAGCTCATGTTTGTGGGCGAGGCCTCTCAGATGAGTGCCGATTCGCTGGCTCGCATCCGAAGCGTCATGGATTCCAAGCAGCTCTCCGTGCCCGCTCAGCCTAAGCGTCCTGTTGGCAGCGATGTGCGCTTTGAGGACGTGAGCTTTACGTACGAGGGTGCCGAAGCACCTGCCGTTAGCCATGTAAGTTTCAGCGTTCCCGCTGGTAGCACCCTCGCTCTGGTGGGTCCCTCGGGTGGCGGTAAGTCAACCTGCGCAAGCCTGATCCCGCGTTTTTGGGATGTCTCCTCGGGTCGAGTGCTCGTAGGCGGTGTGGACGTTCGCGATATGGATCCGCACGAGCTTATGGACCAGGTCGCCTTCGTGTTCCAGACCAACCAGCTGTTCCGGCAAACACTTGCCGATAACGTGCGTGCCTCCAAGCCTACGGCCACTGACGACGAAGTGCGTGCGGCCCTCTCCGCAGCTCAGTGCGACGACATTGTGGCCAAGCTCCCACAGGGCATCAATACCATGCTCGGTGCCGGCGGAGCATATCTTTCGGGCGGCGAGGTCCAGCGCGTGGCACTCGCCCGCGCGATCCTTAAAGACGCACCTATCGTGGTGCTCGACGAGGCCACGGCGTTTGCCGATCCCGAGAACGAGGCGCTCATCCAGCGCGCCTTTAGCAAGCTGGCGGCGGGTCGCACGGTCATTATGATTGCGCACCGACTCTCGACTGTAGTGGGCGCAGACCAAATCGTGGTGCTCAATCAGGGCAGCGTGCAGGAGTCGGGTACCCATGCCGAGTTGCTGTCCCAAGAGGGTCTGTATGCCAAGATGTGGGCCGAATACGAACAGGCCGCGAGCTGGAAAATCACTGTAGCGACTGCGGATGCCGCCGTCACGAAGGGAGGCGAGGCCTAAATGTTCGCCTCATTCCAAAAGAAATATTTCCTATCCGATAAAGGCGTCGCCGGCGTAAAACGCGGCATTTTCTGGACCACGCTCACCAATCTCATTACCATGGCCGGCATGGGCTTTTTATTCCTGGTTATGGCCGGCTTTGTCGAGCATCTCACCAGCGGGGCTGACCTGCCGGATGCCCTGCCGATCGTGGGCGGCCTCGTGATCTTTTTCGTACTGCTCTTTGCCTCTAACTGGCAGCAGTATTGCTACACCTACTGCATCTTTTACGAGGAGTGCGGCAAGCAGCGTATGGAGATTGCCGAGCGCTTGCGCAAACTGCCGCTGTCGTTTTTTGGCCGTCGTGATCTGGCCGATTTAACCGAGACCATCATGGGTGACGTCCAGGCCATGGAGCACGCCTACAGCCACGTGCTGGGAGAGCTTTGGGGTGCCATCATCGCAAGCGCCATTGTCTTCGTGGCATCGCTGTTCTTTTGCTGGCAGCTGGCGATCGCGGCGTTTTGGAGCGTTCCCGTGGCCTTTGCCGTGCTGTATCTAACACGCGGCCCCATGACCCCGGTGTTCGATCGCGTGCGCGCCGAGAAGGTCAAGGTTACCGAGGCGATTCAAGAGACGCTCGACTGCGTTCGCGAGATCCGCGCCACCAACCAGGAGGCCCATTATCTTGAGGGACTCGGCGCCGTGATTGATGCCGAGGAGCGCGAGACCACTAAGGGAGAACTCGTTAACGGGCTTTTGGTCAACTCCGCCTTTGTCATTTTGCGTCTGGGGATCGCTTCCACGCTGGTAACGGGCGCCGCGATGGTTACCTCGGGGCGGGTCGACTTTTTGGTGATGTTTGCCTTCTTGCTTATGGTGAGTCGCATCTATGCGCCTTTTGACCAGGCGTTGATGCTGGTGTCCGAGCTGTTTGCCGCCGAGTCGTCTGCCAAGCGTATGCGTTCCATCATGGAAGAGCCTGTGGCGCGGGGCAGCGAGAAATTTGAGCCCGCGGGCCATGATGTGGTGTTCGCTCACGTGGCATTTGGCTATGGTGCGGGCGAGGACGGACGCGCCGGCGAGAAAGTTCTTACCGATGTGAGCTTTACCGCTAAGGAAGGCGAGGTCACGGCACTAGTCGGTCCTTCGGGCTCTGGCAAGTCTACGGTGAGCCGCCTGGCCGCGCGCTTTTGGGATGCCACCGATGGCACGGTCACCGTGGGTGGCGTGGATGTTACGAGCGTCGATCCCGAGGTACTGCTGCGCGACTACGCCATTGTGTTCCAAGACGTGCTGCTCTTTGACGACACGGTGATGGGAAACATCCGCCTCGGGCGTCGTGATGCCACCGATGAGGAAGTGCTTGCGGCCGCGCGTGCCGCCAACTGCGACGAGTTCGTGAACCGCATGCCGCAGGGCTACGACACCATGATCGGCGAGAACGGCTCCAAGCTGTCCGGCGGTGAGCGCCAGCGCATCTCTATCGCCCGCGCGCTGCTCAAAGATGCGCCCATCGTGCTGTTGGACGAGGCGACGGCGAGCTTGGATGTGGAGAACGAGACCGTGGTACAACAGGCACTTTCCCGTCTGCTTGCAGGTAAGACGGTTATCGTTATCGCCCATCGTATGCGCACGGTGGAAAATGCCGACAAGATCGTTGTACTCAAGGATGGTGTGGTTGCCGAGCAGGGCACTCCGGCGCAGCTCAAGGCGGCAGGCGGAGAATTCGCCCGCATGGTTGCGCTGCAAAAGGAGGCGGCTGCCTGGCAGCTGTAGGAATATGACAAAGGGACTGTCCCTTTGTCATATTGAGTTCACCCCCATAGTTTCCAAAAAGTTAGCCATTGTTGACCAAATAGTTATACTAAACTGTTCTCAAAAGCGTGCTCGAGCAAACTAATGAACTCGGGTGCTAAGGCACCGTGCCGCAGTTGTTGCGGAAAAGGGAGAGACATCATGAAGAAGTCCACGTTTAACACCCTGCTTGTCGGTGGCGGTTTTCTGCTTGGCACGGCCGGCATTAAGCTGCTCACCAGCGCTCCGGTAAAGAATGCCTGCGTGCAGGGCATTGCGTGCGGTATGCGCGTCAAGAACTGCTACCAGGACATGGTCGAGCAGGCCAAGGCCAATGTCGATGACATGGTTGCCGAGGCTGCCTACATCACCCAGAGCGAGGCCGCCGCTGACGAGGCAGCCGAGTAACGCTCCCAGGCACAAACAATGAGATTCTCGATTATTAGCGAGATCCCCGGCAGGACCCGTCTTCAATTGGCGGGTCCTGTGCCAGAGAGCGATCTCGATGCACTTCTTAAGCTTGGCGGCGACATCGATGGCGTGCACAAGGTGCGCGTGTATGGCCGCATTGGCCAGATGGCGCTGGAGTACGACGAGCCGCGCCGCGCGAGCGTGCTCGACGCCCTGGGCGCACTCGATGCTCAAGCTATCGCCGATGCCAAGTCGGGCTACGTGATGCAACTCGAGCCGCGCAAGCATAAACTCGTTATGGACCTGGCGACACTTATCGGCGCCCACTACGCGCGCCGCTGGTTCTTGCCGACGCCGCTGCGTGCGGTGTTTGTCGTGGCCGGTTACATGGCATTTTTGCGCGCTGCCCTTCATGAGCTGGCACAGCCGCGCCTGACCGTTCCTGTGCTCGACGCTTCGGCCATCGGCATTTCGTTCGTCAAGCGTGATGTCGACACCGCGGGCCAGACGATGTTCCTGCTCAACGTGGGCGAGCTGCTCGAGGACTACACCCGCGCCATGAGCGAAAACGAGCTCATCAACTCGCTGCTCGATGTGCCCGACAAGGCGCAAAAGGTCGTCGGCGACACCGAGGTAAGCGTTGCCGCCACCGAGCTTGAGCCCGGCGATCTGGTCGCCGTGCGCACTGGCATGTCCATTTGCATCGACGGCGTTGTCGAGCAGGGGAGCGCTATGGTCAACCAGGCGACCCTGACCGGCGAGCCGCTGGCCGTCGAACGCAGCGTGGGCGACGACGTGTTTGCCGGAACCGTCGTGGAAGACGGCAGCATCTTGGTGCGCGTGCGCGCTAACACGGCTCAGACCAAGTTGCGTTCGATTGTCTCGCTCGTGCAGACGGCCGATTCACTCAAGTCCGAGGGCCAGTCGCATATGGAGGACCTTGCCAACAAGATCGTCCCGTGGAACTTCCTGCTCGCGGGCCTGGTTGCGCTTACCACCCGCAGCCTCATCAAGACCTCAGCGGCGCTGATGGTCGACTACTCGTGCGCACTCAAGCTCACGGGTTCCGTCGCCGTCATGACCGCTATGAGCGATGCCGCCAAGATGGGCGTCATGGTCAAGGGTGCGAAGTACTTTGAGTCGTTTGCCAAGGCCGACACCATTGTGTTTGATAAGACCGGCACGCTCACCGAGGCGCAGCCGCGTCTTGCCTGCGTACTCACCACCGATGGCTGGAGCGAGGACGAGGTCCTGCGCCTTTCCGCTTGCTTGGAGGAGCATTTTCCCCACCCGGTAGCGCGCGCCGTGGTCAATGCGGCACGCGAGCGCGGGCTCGAGCACCGCGAGCGTCATGCTGCCGTCGAGTACATCGTGGCGCACGGCATCGCTTCGTCCATTGAAGGGCGTCGCGCCATCATCGGTTCCGCGCACTTTGTATTCGAGGATGAGGGCGCGCAGCTCGAGTCCGACATTAAGGAGCGCATCGAGCTCCAGATGCAGGGCCTATCGCCGCTGTACCTGGCGGTCGACGGCACGGTCGTGGGCGTGCTCGGTATCGAGGACCCGCTTAAGCCCGGGGTCCGCGAGGCCATCGCCGACTTGCACGCGTTGGGCGTTAAGCGCGTGGTCATGCTCACGGGCGACTCCGAGCGCACGGCCGAGCGCATTGCTCGCGAGGCAGGTGTCGACGAGTTTAAGGCCGAGCTGCTGCCCGAGGACAAGTACGCGTATGTTGAGCGCATTAAGGGCGAGGGGCGCCACGTTGCCATGGTGGGCGACGGCGTCAACGATTCGCCGGCGCTCGGTTTGGCCGACGTGGGGCTGGCCATGGGTGGCGGAAGCGACATCGCCAAGGAGGTCGCCGATATCATCCTGACCGATACGGATCTCGCCGCGATCGTGCGTCTGCGCCGCATGAGTCAGGGGCTTATCGACCGTCTGACGAGTTCGTATTCCAAGGTGATGCTCACCAACTCGGCGCTGTTGGCATTAGGTATTACCGGCATGATTACTCCGCAGACGTCGTCACTGCTGCACAATGGCTCAACGATCGCCTACAGCCTGAGCAACGCGAAGGCATATCTGCGCTAGCAGGCGTGTTCGCCCACGTTATCTGGCCTGCGCCCAGACGGCATCGGTGTCGTCCGGACGCAGGCCTTTTGCATTTGACCATGTGCTAGCTTCTCTATATAGTGTTGCTAGCGGTGCTAGCATTTGAAGGGAGCGGGATCGACGTGGGTGCTGTTAGCGGCATGGCGCAGGTGAACGTTCGCGTGGATCGCCAGGTCAAGAACCGTGCCGAGGAGGCGCTGCGGCTTTCGGGCGGGTCACTGCCCGAGCTCATCAAAAAGGTGGTGGCTAAGGTCGCGCAGGGTGGCAGGCAGTGCGAGGAAGTCCTTGCTGCCGTCGACGACCGGCAGCAGACCGTCGCGCACGATACTCCGTTCACCGCGTCGTGGGCAGCGGCAGACCGGCTTTATGCAGATTTAGGCATCGCTACGTCGCCCGTATCTGATGACCGCGATTGGGACACAATCTATTCCGAAGCCATGGATGAGCATTATCGCCAAAAGGGGATGATCCAGTGAGTGGGGCGTCTCTCAAGATCATGGTGGACGCCAACGTATGGGTTGATTCGTTTTGCGTCGACCATGCCGAGTCGCTTGCCGCGCGTGCGTTTATTGGCCAGGCGACGAAGACGGGGGCGTTGCTGTTCTTTCCGGTGCATATCGCCAAGGACGTGCTGTACGTTGTCCAACACGAGCTGAAGCGTAGCGTTCTTGCCAGCGGGGGAGCGCTCGACGACGCATCTGCCCGCGCAATTGGCGATGCGGCGTTGGCGTTTGTTCGGAACATGACCGAAAACGCCACGGCCGTGGGTGCAGATGCGTCGGACCTTTGGCTGGCCGACAAATACTTAGCGCTCCATCGCGATTACGAGGACAACTTGGTGCTCGCCGCGTGCAAGCGCGCACAGGTCGATTACTTGGTGACTAACGATCTCAAGCTGCTCGAACATGCCGATCTTGCAGCGAAGACCCCGCGCCAAATGACGCCGATTCTTGCTTTGGCCGAACGCGGCGGCGCGGCTATCGGTTGACGCGAACTGTTTGCGGGCCTCTTGGACGACGATGCGCCAAGGGGCCCACGTCTGCTATTTACAAAAGCTCGGCCTTAATGGCGGGACTTTCTGCGAGCTGCTCGGCTGCCTTTTCGTCGGAGCTGTCGAGTGCTGCCAGACTGCGGTAGACCCACTCGTTGACCTGGGTGTTCTTGACGCCTGCGGTCTGCATAAGGGCACCTACCTCGCGGATTGCTGCGAACAGATCGGCCTTGGGACCCGCGAGCTCGACCTCGATGCCGTGGTAGGCGGCCACGCCGCGGTTCTCACTCACGTGGTCGATAAAGCCCTCGACGGTCTCAAGCTGCTGGGCGAGAGCTGCATCATCGTCAGCGTCCAGCGCGACGAGTGCGTTCGATACCGTAAGGGCGGGATGTCCGCAGGGGACAAAGCCTTCGATGACATCCATAGCTTCGGTAATGGTTGAGCCCAGGCCTGCGAGGGCATTGACGAGTTGCTGCTTGGTATCCATAACGGTCCTTTCGACGGGTCAATTTTGCTTGGCGAAAATATACGTGACGCGATCGGTAGCAAAAGTGCGAAGTGCGGCGCACATTGGGGTCTTCACAGCTCGTGCATAGAACAGCTGTCCGCTTTCAGAACGTGGTAAGATAACACTCCACAAGCGGGGCTCGCCCCGCATGTTCTTTGAAAAGTCGACGGTTATCGGGTGCTTGCAGGCCCGATGCCATCCAGACTTTCCCGACATCGGGGGCGACTGGTTTCGACACGATAGCTCTGAGAGAGGAAGCAAGCCGAGGTCTCCTCGCCTCGTTAAACAGGGGTACCGTCAAATTGAATTGACAACAACTCTTCTTTTGAGCCTATGGCTCTCGCTGCTTAGTTTATAGCGGCGCGTCAACCCGGTGATTTCCCCGACACCGGCGCGACGTCATGTTAGGGGAATGCTCCTGCGCACGTAATCGGTATGGCGCAGGCTAAGACCGAACCGGTTAGGACGCCGCGAGCGTGTCGCTGCGCGCAAAGCGTCCGAGACTAAACCAGCGACTGAGCTTGGAGATGCCAATCAGGGGGCTTTCGTGGACCGGAGTTCGATTCTCCGCGCCTCCACCATAGGATAATTGGTCGAACTATGCCCTTCGGGGCATGGTTCGGCCTTTTTCTGTTTTGGCCTGAAATCATCGCCGTAGTGGTCAAAGGCAAAGTAGACGTTAAGCGTCTTCCCGTCGATTTCAGCGAATCGAACGAAGGTGCCTAAGATCACTTCTGTCGTTAGGTTTTCTGCCGCATCATCGAGCCACAGCATGAGTTCGTCAACGCCGATATTGAACGTTTCTTCTCTCTCGGCGATGCGCAGCTCGGCTTCAAGCTCTCTCTTGCGCTGCTTCAGCTCTTCGGTGCGCTCTCTACCACCGGGCGGAGCTATGCCGTCTTCTATCGCTTGCCAGATGCGTTCAAAGGTGCGGTCAATCCGCTTCAATTCCTTCTTTATCGCGTAGCTTCTCGATTGCTCTTTCGGCTGCTCGGCTTGAAACGCCACCATGCCGCTTGCTATGCGCTGCCTAACGTCTTCGCGCGCCACGGCTTGCAGCGTCATATCGCAAACAACGTCTTCTATGAGATCACGCCGCACGGTTCGGCGGCACTTCCGGCACTTGTAGTAGTGATACGTCGCGCCAGTGCATGACGTGCCGCTTGTTCCCGCCATTGGAGCACCGCACTTTGCGCAGTAGAGCTTGCCGGACAACGGGAACTCTAGCGTTGAGTTAATCTTGCGCCGCGGCTTGTGGCGGTCGCCAAGGATGTTGTCTATCATGTCTTGTTCGACCTGCGGCCAGATGGCGGGCATCCCGTCCGGCACCTCATGACCGGCGTACTTGTATACACCCGCGTTCTGGACGCGCTTTAGAAGCTTCGTGACGGTATCCTGATTGAACTTGGCACCGCGCTTGCTTCGCTCAGCGCTCACGGCGCGCACGATATCGGCAACGGAGCTACCGGCAAACAACATGTTCTTCATCCTGCGAAGCACGGACGCTTCGCGCTCATTGATTACGTAGCGGCCTTCTACGATATCCCACCCGTACAGAGTGCGACCGTTCGCCATGCACCGCTGCGCGTTCTTCTGGATTCCGTCTTTTATGCGCTCGCTGTCTAGCGCGCTCTCATACTCAGCAAGCACTTCAAGCATGCCGAGCTGCAACACGCCGCTTGACCCGCTGGAAATGTCTTCGCCAGCGTATAGGATTTCTACGCCAGCCTTGCGGAGCATGATTCGCGCCAGCGACATTTCATCGCGGTTGCGCATGATGCGCGTTACTTTGTAGATCACTACATAATCAAATAGCCCGTGTCGGGCATCGCTCATCATCCGCTGAAACTCGGCGCGGTCGATGTTGCGCCCCGTCTGCGCGTAGTCGCAGTATTCGTGAACGACCTGCAAACCCTCGCGCTCGCAGTATGCGCGCGAGTTCTCAACTTGTATCTCTATGCTCTCTGAACGCTGATTGTGCGAGCTGAAGCGCGCGTATATGGCTGCTCTGTTCTTTACCATGCTAAAATCACCCCCTAGAGCGAGCGCGGAAAGCGCTCTGCTTCTTGACCAGCCCCGCGCGCGTTCCGCCAAGTTCCCGCGCGGGGTTTCTCTTTGAAAACGGCACATTAAGTTGCCGTCTTTTCGTCTTTCAAATCCCCCTTACAATCGAATATCACCAGCTAAAACGCATAGAGCCGACAAAGATAACGCTTGTTTTCGCCCTGGCTATGCCAGGATTCAATCAAGGTACTTTCGATGCCTGTTCAGGTACGATCTCCATTCCGACGTTAGCTGGTACGTATCGGTGTCGTAAACATCATCAATAGGAAACGCGAAAGAGAACACGCCGCGTCCTTCCCGCTCAAACGCAAGCAGGGCATCGAACTTATCGCCTATGACAACTGACCCCGACGCATCAAGCGCTTCCAACGCCGCTTTCTTTATGTCCGGCGAGAATCCCTTGGCGATAGTGCGTTTCGAAACCCAACCAGAGAGCTTCTTGCTTGCGAAGAAACCGGATGTAAAACCAACGGTTAGCGCAATTGCCGTCCACAGAACGAATGGCAATCCGTCGCCGTCTCCGAACTGGTCAACGACCCACGCTGGGTCTATCCATTGCAGCAAGGCGTTCAATATGTCAATCATTCCTATACCGCCGCCCGCTCTTCGGTTGCAGGTAGATCACGTTTGGCAGTCTCTTTAGATTCACCCGCTGCTGCGCGGGCTGTCATGGCTATGTTCTGCCGCCATTGCGGCGTGCTTTCTCGGTAGCAACCTACTATTTCGCACTCTTCAGACGTTAAGCGCTCGCCGCTGTCTTCTCGCGGGTGGTCTTCGTACCAGCCGAGAATGTCGTTTGGCGTGCAGCCTAGGGCAACGGCGCAATTCCATACCTGTTCAGCGTTTGGTAAGGATTCCCCACGTTCCCATGAGCCAACAGTTCGCAGAGAAACGCCAACTGAACTAGCAAATTCAGTCTGGGAAATGTGCAGCTTCTTTCTCAAAGCCTTAATTGCAAGCTCCACTCTGCACCTCCTAATAGCGACCTTCTGCCACGAATTCTAATTCATGGACAGCGAATAGGCAAACTTTTTCCTAGTTTTCTCTTGCAATAGGCAGGAACTCGCTTATACTGCTAGAGGTGTTAGGAAGATATCTGCCACTTTAGGAGGTGAACAAGCATGGGATTCAATAAGGAAGTCTTCGCTGCGAATCTTCGAGCCGCCCGCGCGGCGCTCGACATGTCGCAGGAAGAGCTTGCTAAGGCTGTCGGCGTGTCCAAAGACGCAATCGTGAAGTACGAGAGCGGAGAGGGCTATACGCCGGGCGCTGACAAGATCATTGCTATCTGTCGCGTCGTGCGCAAAAGCCCTAACGAGCTTATGGGGTGGAAGGAGACGGCCTAATGCTCGCTCTTGGCATCGCTCTTATCGTCATTGCCCTGCTAAGCCCGATGGGCGTTCCGACGTTCATTGTCTGGCTCTTTGGAATCGGAGCACTGGGCTTCTGGATGGGAAAGAGCATTGCGGAACCCGTCAAGAAAACGGAGGTTTCCAAAAATGAAAACCGACATTAAAACCGGTGGTTTTGGGGGTGGTTTTACGGATGCACGAACCGTGCGGCCTAGATGCCGCGCAACGGCAGTTCTACCGCGCGATTGCGGCTCTCGTTATCGCGTGGTTGCTGCGAAGAAAGATGCCCGCCCGGTGTTGCAGCACCGAACGGGCGTGTCAAATGGGGCTTACCAATTGACAGAAGACAGTATAGCGCGCATGCCGCGCTACCAGCGCTGGGGATTGTATGCGCTCGCGGCTCTCACCATGTCGGGAATCATCCCGGCGCTTGCGTGCAACGCGCTTCTCTGGCTATGCGAAAGCGTAGGCTGGTGGCTTCTCGTTCCGCTCTACGTCGTGGTTGGGCGCGCTCTCTGGCGCGTGATGTGGTCATGAAGGCCGAAGTTTACCGCGACAACGCGGGCTTCTGGATGGCGCGCATAGAGGAAGACGCGAGCACGCCGGAAAACCGGGGCATCGGCAGGGTCTACCGCCGCCAGATGCTACCCGTAGCACCATCGGCGAGCAAGGCGGAAGCAGAAGCGGCCTTGCGGCGCGTCATGAGCCGCGAAGCGAGGTGCCCGCGCCATGGACACCGATAACTACGCGCAGCCGCTCGAAAAGGTCATGCGCGAAGAGCGCCAGCGCGTCTACTCGATGCCGCTAAAGGTCGCCGATCGGCGTTACCTGTTCGAAGAGTGGTGCGAGAAGAACCCGAAGGCGCTTCGCGAGATAGAGCTTACAGCGCTCGCAATCGACGCTCGCGGGCTTCGCGTCTCCACTAAGTACCTCATCGAAAAGCAGCGCTATGAGGGCACTACGAAGCTCGTTGGCGTGCCCTTCGTTGACGATCAGGGCAACGAACACACCTACGGAATCAACAACAGCGATAGCTCTTTGCTCGCTCGCTGGCTGCTCGAACGCAACCCGAAGCTTCGCATCGAGCTTAGAACATCCATGTTTGACAAGGAGAAGAAAGATGAAGCGTAAAGAGATTACCGAGACTATCGCCAAGGTCGGCGCTGGCACTTTCGCCCTCAACGGCAGCATGTCGCTTATCAATCCCAAGACCGGCGAGGGCTTCGACGTGGATATGGGCGCGACGCTCGCAATCGTTCGCGGCACCCTCGCATGGGTTGACACCCTGTTTGAAGATGACGCGAAGCCCGAGCCGAGCACCGTTAAGCACATGCAAAAGCTGCTCACCTACGTTGGCAGCTCGATTGCCTACGACATTTCAAGCGATGAAGAGGAATAGCGCGCAGGAAACCTTGCCGCTCGATTTCGGCGAACCGTCCATGCCAGACCCCGAAGCATGCGAGTTCGAAAGCATGCGGCATCGCGGCAAGACGTGCTGCACGTTCGTTGGGCGCGACGTTTGGACGAACTGCCGCGAAGTGGGGCACTGCGTATGGGACGGATGGCACCAGCAGGGCGCGCCAGACGTGATCTGCGACGAGGAAGACGGTTAGGAGGTGACTACATGCCTACACGGGAGGAAACGACCGCTGCGCAAGAGCCTATGGCCTTCTTCTCGCACGATTCCAACGCATCGCAAGATGTGAAGTGCCAACGGCTCATTCATCGCCGGGGCTATGACGGCTACGGGCGCTGGTGGCGGCTCTGCGAATATCTGGCGGCTACCAAGGGGCACCGTATCGCTTTCGAGACGGAGGAAGACGCGCTTATTCTCGCGGGCGTTCTGGGCTTCGGACAGTCTGGCGCGTTCGATGAGTACATGGCGATTGAAGATTGCAAATCCTTTGTCGAAGAGCTGTTGGATATAGGGCTGCTCGAACGCGATCCTGACGGCTTCTTGACGAACTTTCGGATGCTCAAAAACGCGCTCTATTTCGGTCGCCAACGCGCAAACGGTCGCAAGGGCGGAAGACCGCGCAAGAACCAAAAGAACAACGATTCAGCAGGTCAGGAGGTGTAAAGACATGACTTGCAAACCCAATGCAAAACCGCTGGTTTCAGGTTGGCTAAACCCACTCGCAAATGGTCGCCTAACCATAAAACAAAACAAAACAAAACAAGACAAGGTGGGTTTTGGTTCCTCGAACCAAAACCAAAACCCACCGTACTTGCTTGTTAGTCAACTCTACAAGCAAGGTTTCTTCTCTTGCTTCTTCTCTTTGCGGTCTTGTTTTGTGCGGCTCATTCGAGCGCCAGAAAAACGACTTTCCACGGGTTTTCAACAGAGTTTTCAACAATGGCACGAAATGGGGGTGACGGCATGATTGCGCCAACGACACGAGACGGCGCGCGCGAGCTGTTCGCAAGCAATCTTTCCTATGAGCAGATCACGACGAACGACATTCGAGCGCTCGAAGGATTCCTTGCAATCGAGTACGCGCAGCATGAGCGCAACGGCGAGCACATGGAAATGCACCCGTGCTACCGCAAGAAGTACCAGCCGCAAATCAACCTTGCAGATGGCGGTAAAGGCATCAAAAGCGCGTTTTTGAGCGTTAGCGGCTTCTACTTCTCAGGCCGTGAAGCTATCTCGTTCAACGAAGACGGATTCATAGGCATTGCGGGCTGGGCTGATGACACGAACGTTCAGCCATTTCTCAGAGCGTTTCACAAGTGGGTTTGTGAGTGGATGATTGGAGTTACCTACCGATGATTGAGACGAAGCACGCGAAGAGCCTTGGCGAGCTTTCGCGCGGTGATGCCGTGGAGCATCCCGACCACTACGCGGGAGACGGCCAGATTGAGTGCATGGCCGCTATGCGCTCGATGATGAGCGGCGACCAGTACGCCTTGCCCGCCCAATCGGCCTACTGGTGGGGCTGCGCATTCAAATACCTTTGGCGCTGGCGGCGCAAGAACGGCGTTCAGGACTTGCAGAAGTGCAAGCAGTGCATCGACTACCTGATTGCCGAGACGGAAGGAAAGAAGTGAAGCGCTACCAGATCGTACTTTGCGCCGTTGCCACCGCAGCTACCGTAGCCGCGTTCTGGTGCGTCTGCTACTGGGCTTATCAAGCGCTTTTGGCAATCGCGCTGTTTCTAGTGTTTCTCGCGCTTATAGCGCTCACGTTTTAGGAGGTTTCACATGCTGAAAGAAGATAGAGAGATCGAGCAGGGCGCATACGGATGCGCCGCAATCGTCCTGTTTTCCATTCTGGCGTTCGTTGTGAGCATCGCGGTTGGCGTGTTCTTCGGTGCTGGGTTCGGGCTTATCGCCTTTGCCGTGTTCGTCGTGTTCGCGCTCACCTGCGTTATGCGCGCGTTCATGAAGGTTGGCAAGTAGCATGGGCGGCAAGTACGAGGTTCGCGGCGCGATGAGCGGACTTTGCCCGTTCTGGGACGGTCAATTTACCAACTCGCTTGCTCATGCCCTGCTGCTGCTCATCCGATTTTCTCTGAAGTACAGAATCGTTGAGTTCAACATCAGGAAAGAGCCGTTGGATTGCGCGGACTGCCACGACGATAACTGCCCTTCGCGGATTCGTGAAAACTGCGAGTGGTCATGATGGGCGTTAAGGTCAAGCGCGGTGCAGATGGCGTTTTCGAGTGCCGGTTGTACCTTGGTCGCAGCATCGACGGCAAGGCGATTCGCCCTTACAAGCGGTTTCCGAATGCGGCAACCGAAGAGGAAGCGCAAGCCCTCGCTGAGACGTGGGCGGCTTACGTGACGGCTGACGGAACGGTTAGAAGCGCCCGCTTGACCGATTTGCTCGAAGACTACGTGCAACTGCGCGAGCGCAACGGAGCAAGCCCGAACAGCATTAAGAGCTATCGGCTGTTTTGCCGCTACGTCGCACGTTATCTGAAGACTGCAAACGCACGCGATCTTGGCGTTATGGACTTCAACCGCTTTGAGCAACGCTTGCTCATGGCGAAGGACGAAGGCGGGCAGGGTCTTTGCCGCAACAGCGTTATCAACGTCCACAACTTCTTGCGCGGCGCTTATAACCACTTCGTAGACGCTGGCATTTGCGACGCTAACCCGCTGGTGTACGTCGCCAAACCATCGCCGGAACGGCACGAAGCTTCGGCGCTAACCGAATGGGACTTCGAGGGCTTCAACGAGAAGCTAGAGGGCGCGCTTAGCAAGGAGATCAAGACGAAGGCCGATTACCGCGCCGCCGTCTACGCCTTCGCTTCGTGGCTGTCGCTCGTTACCGGAATGCGCGTTGGCGAGGTCTGCGCGGTGCAGCGCATCGACGTTAAGCGCGCCCTGTCTTACGTCCACGTCGGCGGCAACGTCATTGAGGGCAAAGGCAAGAAGCCTTATCGCCGCAACGTGACCAAAGGCCGCAAGTGCCGCAACATCGCGCTCACGCCAGACGATATCGCGGTCATTGATGCCTTCACGAAGCTTCAGAGCGCCGTTCTGGGGCGTTTGGGCGCAGATTGCCCACTGGTGACGTTAGACGGCTCATATATGCGCCCAACGACGATTTCACGGGCTTTCAGCCGCATACGCGACGCATGCGGACTGCCGCGAGAGATCACGTTTCACAGCCTGCGTCACACGCACGCTTCGTGGCTCATCGCCAACGGCTGCGACCTGAAGACGCTATCTGAGCGCATGGGGCACGCGGACGAAGCAACGACGCTTCGAATCTACGGCCACCTGATGCCCGGACGAGACGCGGCGGCGGCTCAGCTCTTCAGTGAAGCGAAGCGCCGCGCGGCGGGTTAGGAGGTGTGCCAAAGGTGAACCAAAACGCCGTTTTCGGGCATCGCGGCGACCGAGGACGAAACGCGAGATAAACCGCCGCTTTCGACACGGGTTTAGACCGCCCGTGCCAGATAAGAAGTAATTATCAGGCAATCGTGAGAAGGGAGGGTGCCAGTGGAGCCGCAAACGTTCGATTTCAAGCCTGACGCGCCGAAGCTGAGCAAGGAAATGCAAGCGACGTTGGCGAAGACCGAAGCCGCCCTAAAGCAGATGTGGGAACGCGAGAAGCGGGAAGCGCAAACGGTCTACGAGATCACGATTCCGACGCAAACGCTAACCATCTTCGGCAAGGAGCACGCAGAGCACATCTTGCGGACGTTGAAGGGCTTGAAGCTCACTGGCACCTACCGCATCACGAAGAAATGAGGTGCGATGAAAACCATTGAGCTTAACGACGATGACTGGGCGCGGCTCAAACGAAAGCTGATGAACGGCAGCGTTGACGATGCCCTGAAGGACTACACGCCGCCCGTCAAGCTGACGCACGGCACCGAATACATCACATACGAGAAGGAAGGCTACGAAGATGATTCCGAATCTGACAACTGAGCAGCGACGCGAAAACCTCGAAAAGGCGAAGGCAGCACGCCAGCGCCGCGCAGCGATCTTGAAGGGCGTTGCCGATGGCTCTTACAGCGTGCCCGACGTGCTCAACATGGCTGGCACCGATGACACCGTGGCGCGAATGAAGGTCTTTACGCTCATCAAGGCAGCACCGGGCTACGGCTTCGCCCGCACGCAGCAGACCATGCGCAAGCTTCATATTTCCGAATCGCGCCGCCTTCGCGGTCTTGGAGCGAACCAGCGCGCGGCGCTTGTCGAGCTGTTCGGGGGTGGTTCTCGATGATTCAGAAGTTCGTTGACGCGTGGATGAAGAACCGCGATCTCATCCGAAGCTGGCTTGAACCGATATGCCTTAGTTGCGATTACTCAGCTATCGTCAAGGCGACCGTAAGGGCAATTGCGCTTGAAGCGACGGGCAGCTATAGCGACCCTAAGCCGGACTTCGAGAACATCCATGAAATCGACGATGGGTGCTATCAGGGGACGCTTGTTTACGTCATTCCTGAAACTGGCTATCAGCCTAGCGAATACTGGTACGTCCGTGTTTCGTATGGCTCGTGCTGCGGGTGCGACACGCTGCAAAGTGAGCAGATGAACGATAAGGAATCCTGCATCAAGGGCGTTATGACGCTCAGCCTTCATATCGTGCAGCAAATGCGCAGGATGGGCGGCGATGAGGTATGAGCCTTAACAAGATCACGCTTTCGGGCAATCTCGGCGCAGATGCAGAGCTGCGCTACACGAAGAGCGGAAACCCCGTCGTTTCGTTCTCGCTGGCGGTCAATGAGCGCACGCCGAACGGAGACGGAACGTGGGGCGAATACACCAACTGGCCTGATTGCGTCATGTTCGGCAAGCGCGCCGAAGCGCTCGCGCCGTGGCTGCGCAAGGGCACCAAGATTTCGCTTCTCGGACGCATACACACTCGCAGCTACCAGAAGGACGGACAGAGCATCAAGCGCTGGGAAGTGCGCGTTGATGACGTGGAACTGATGCAGTACAAGCGCGATGCGCAATCGCCAGCACCTGCTAACGCAGCCGCGCCCGGTCTTGCGATGGCTACCGGCGACCCGTCGCCCGTTGCGCCAGCGCAACCGGCAGTGCCAGACATTTACGAGGATGACATACCGTTTTAGGAGGTTTACCGATGTTCGATTTCTTGAAGAGGAAGGCGAAGCCGAGTGCGGCGGCTACCGATGAGAGCAAGCCGCTATGGGTTGAGCTGTTCGACACTCAGCCCGTCGATTCCGAAGGTTCGCTTATCGCTCTCGATGACCTCGTTTCATATCGCGGCACACTGCTTCAGGTTGTGGCGATGAGCCACAAGCAGAAGGTTGTGTTGCGCACGCCCGGAAAGAAAAAGGGCGGTTTCTGGGTTGCCGCTTGTAACTGCACGCTCGTTAAGCGCCACGCGCGGAAGGAGAACTAACATGATCGGTCGCAAGATGCGCGCTAAGAAGGTCGCTGAGGGTATCGACATGCCGAAGTACGCACATGAGGGAGACGCGGGGCTTGACCTCCGAATCACCGAGACTGTCACGCTCGAACCGATGCAGAAGTGCGTTGTCGGCTGCGGCCTTGCCGTCGAGATTCCTAGCGGCTGCGTTGGTCTGGTGTTCCCGCGAAGCGGCCTTGCCGCAAAGCAGGGCATCACGCTTTCGAACAGCGTTGGCGTTATCGACAGCGGCTATCGCGGCGAGGTCTGCGCGGCTCTCATCAACCAGAGCTACGAGACGGTTACGATCGAAGCGGGAACGCGCGTCTGCCAGCTTGTCGTGATGCCTTACGTTCCTTGCGAGCTTGTGCCGGTCGATGAACTGAGCGACACCGAGCGCGGCGCGGGCGGCTTCGGCAGCACGGGCGTTGAGTAGGTGACGCGATCTTGAAAGCCAAGGAGTATTTCGAGGGTATCCGCGCCGAGGTGGTGAAGACCGATAGGGCGCGGGATATGCTCGAACGCATGAAGGCAAAAGAAGGTGCCAAGGCGCAGAGCTACACGGAGGTGCGCGGGGGCGGTGAGGTTTCCGATGGGTCGCTCTCGATATTGCAGCGTATCGACTTCGAAGACAGGTTGCAGCAGCGAATCAATGACGCGCAAGGCATGATTGACGAAGCGTGCGAACTGCTTTACGGGCAAGACGGGCGCGGAGGTCTTGCCAAGCTCAAAGGAACCAGATACGCCGACGCAATCTGCATGGGCTATCTTCAGGCGCAGGAATGGGCGGAGATAGCAGACATTATGCAATGCTCGCAGCAATGGTGCCGCGAACTCTGCAAGGCTGGCTTCGCCTACATCGACCGCGTAGGATGGGCGAAATTGAAGAACGCATAAGATTGGCACTTGCGTTCACTTTCCGCCTTCTGCTAAAGTTCGGTACGGTGGATTAGGTAAGGCAACGGGCGGCAGCGCTCGTGGCCTTTTTGTTTGGGGGTGCGCATGGCTAAGGACTTCTCGCGCGCCTTCTACGCTTCCGCTGATTGGGAACACGCCAGAGACGCGGCGCTCACGCGCGACGCTCACCTATGCCAGCACTGCTTGGCTCAGGGCGAGATCACGCCAGCCGTCATGGTTCACCACATCATCGAGCTTACGCCAGCGAACATCAGCGACCCAAGCATTGCGACCGACCCAAGCAACCTCGTTAGCCTTTGCGACCGATGCCATAAGAAGGTGCATGGTTGGATAAGGCAAGGTTCGACACGACAAGGGCTGGCCTTCGACAGCGACGGCAATTTGATATCGCTTGGCGATTGATTCAAAAACGCAACACAACACAGAGCGACCGCGAGAAAGCGGACGCAAAACCGCAGGTAAACCCGCGAGACAATCCCCCCGGTCTGCAAAACACAGGTGGTGCCTAGGGCACCAACGCCGGGAGGTAATTTCTTGCGCGTGACGGATTTTCGAAAGGGGGTGGTCTTGCGATGACGCCAAAAGTAGGCAATACTTCGAAAGTTTCGCCCGCAGTCGCGGGGAATAACCCGCCGAAGCGGCGAGTTGCCAAGGAGAAGCGCGTAGAGAGCGAGCTTCGAAAGCTGCGCGAGATCACCAAGGGCGCTATCCCCGACGAGAAGCGAAAAACCGTCATGCCGCTTCTGGCGAACCTCGCTTTTCTGAAGGTCAAGCTTGACGATGCCCGCGCCGATCTGCTCTACGAAGACATCTTCACCGAGTATGACAACGGCGGCGGGCAAACCGGGCTTCGCGAGCACCCCGGATTCAGCGCTTACAACAAGCTGTTCACCACGTTCTCACGCGGCGTGAAGCAGCTAACCGACATGATGCCGAACGGAACCGCCGCAGCCGACGCGCTCATTGACTTCATCAATGAAACGCGGTACAGCTAGAGCGAAGTCTAAGGGCGGCTCGTGCGAGCGCGCCATACGTGACTACTTCGGCGGCATCCTGCGCGGCGATATAACCGCATGCGGCAAGATGAAGCAGGTTGCCGCTATCGTGCTTCAGGGCATGGACAACACCGACCCGCTCTATCCGTACCACTACCGCGAGGAATACGCGCAGAAGCATGTTCGCTTCATCGAAAGCTTCTGCCGCCTACCGTCCGGGCGCTTGGGGCACGATTTCAAGCTGGAGCTTTTCCAACGCGCCATTCTGTCGGTTGTCTTCGGCTTCGTTGACGCTGAGGGCGTGCGGCAGTACCGCGAAGTGCTCTGGATTATGGGGCGCAAGAACGGAAAGACCGCGCTTGCGTCTGCGATAGAGCTTGACTTGCTCGTTAACGACGATGAAGGCGCGCCGGAGGTCTATAACGTAGCAACCGCGCGCGATCAGGCGGCTAAAGGCTTCAACAACGCATGGCGCATGGTGCAGACCAGCCCTGCGCTCGCTAAGCACATCCGCAAGAGGGTTGCAGACTTGTACTGCGATCTGAACATGGGCAGCATCCGCGCTCTGAGCGCAAACACGAACCATCTTGACGGCTTGGACATTTCCGGCGCAATCGTGGACGAGCTGGCCGCGATGAAGAACCGAGACCTTTACGACCTGACGATGCAGGGAACGTCTGCGCGCCGCCAGCCGCTCGTGTTGGAGATCACGACTAACGGTTTCGTGCGAAACAGCATCTTCGATGCGCAATACGAGTACGCGACCAAATGGCTTGACGGCAAGGCGACCGGCGAGAAGGCAGAGCGCTTCATCGCGTTCATCTTCGAGCTTGACGAGCGCGAGGAATGGGAAGACGAAAGCGCTTGGATTAAGGCGAACCCCGGCCTTGGCACGATCAAATCGCTTTCGGCTCTTCGACAGAACGTTTCCAAGGCTAAGGATGATGCGACATACCTTCCCACGCTGCTTGTTAAGGATTTCAACCTCATTGAAAACCAGTCTCAGGCTTGGTTGACGTGGGCTGAGATACACAACGAAGCGACATTCGACCCCGGCGACGGAACCTTTACGTATGCCGTTCTTGGCGTTGATGCGGCGGACACGACCGACCTTACCGCCGCTTGCCTTCTGATGCAGCGACCGAACGACCCGAACATCTACGCGCTTCATATGGCGTGGATTCCGGTTCGCGCTTTGGAGCAAGCAGAGCGCGAGGGGCGGCGCGGCGGTCGCGACGGCGTGCCCTACGACGCGTGGATTGCGCGCGGGCTTATGCGGACGTGCGAAACGCCCATCATGGACAAGCGCGACGTTCTGGATTGGGTGGCGGAAGTTCAAGACAAGTACGGAATCTATGCCGTCGCGTGCGGATACGACCCGTGGCACATGCGCGATGTGCCGACCGTGGAAGCATACGAAGACTATTTCGGCGCTGACAACCTGCAAAAGGTCATTCAGGGCGCGCAAACGCTGTCAATGCCGATGAAGGAGCTTCGAGCGCTCTACAAGGAAGGGCGCATCGTGGACAACGCAAACCCGATTGCCGAATGGTGCCGTTCGAACGTCGCCATTCGAACCGACGTGAACGGAAACATTCAGCCGGACAAGAAGAACCAAGACCCGCGCAACCGCATAGACGCGTGGGCTGCTGAGTGCGACGCGTTCATTGCGATGAAGAACATTGCGGACGATTACCGCGCGATGATAGGAGGTTAGAGTTGAGCAGATCACAACCGTTTCTGCGCTCGCTCTTCGATGCGGTGTTCCACCGTCCGCAGATGCAAGCGGTAAACGGCTATTTCTCCACGTTCACGGCCTATGCGCCGTCGTTCACGACGTGGCAGGGCGGGCTTTACGAAGCAGAGCTTACGCGAAGCATCATCGAGAGCGGCGCAGACCACGCAAGCAAGCTGAAACCGGAGGTTTTCGGCTCTGCTCAGCCTGTCGCCGCGCGCGCTCTCAGGCAGCAGCCTAACCCGTGGATGACCACGCCGCAGTTCATCAAGCGCATTTGGACGATTCTTCAGGTCAACGACACGGCGCTTATCGTGCCTATCGACGCTGGCGACGGCCTTACGATAACCGGGTACTATCCCGTGCTGCCGAGCCAGTGCGAAGCATACGACGTTGACGGCGAGCTTTGGCTAAAGCTCACGTTCCCGACAGGCGACAGCGTGCTTGTCGAGTGGTCGCGCGTTGGCGTGATGACGCGCCACCAGTACCAAAGCGATTTGTTCGGCGACGGCACGAACGTTCTTCAGCCGACGCTAGAGCTTATGCACGCTCAGAACGAAGCCGAGCAGTCGGCTATCAATCAGGGCGCGGCAATCCGCTTCATCGGCAAGCTGAGCCAGAACCGAAACGAAGGCGACCAAGAGCGGGCGCGAAAGGCGTTCAACGCTCAGCTTTCCGCCGACAACGCGGGCGGAATCGCGGTCTATGACAAGCTGTTTTCTGACGTTGAGCAGATCACGCCGACAAGCTACACGGTCGATGCGGCGCAGATGGAGCGAATCGAGAAGAGCGCTTACCGCTTCTTCGGCTCAAACGAGGATATCGTCACGAACTGCGCGGACGAAGACACCTTCAACAGCTACTACGAAGGACGCATCGAGCCGTTCGCTGTTCAGCTCGGCTTCGTTATCACGTCCATGACGTACACGGCAAACGAGATCGCGCACGGAAACTCAATCATGTTCAGCGCGAACCGCCTAGAGTTTGCCAGCAACACGACGAAGCTTAACGTTTCCGTCGCGCTTTTCGACCGTGGCATCTGGAACGGCAATCAGGTAGCCGATGTTTTCCAATCCCCACACTACGAGGGCGGAGAGCGCCACGTGATACGCGGCGAGTACATCGACCTAGAACTTATCAGCGAGCATACGGCGGAACAGGCGGCGCAAGCCGCAGAGACGAACGCGAACATAGCCGCAATCGACGCGAGCAGCGGCTACGGCGACAAGAAGGAGGTAGACGATGCCAGCGAAACCGAGTGAGCGGCAATACCGTTCCCTTGCCGTGCCGCTCAACGTGCGGGCGGCTGACGGCGCAACCAAGAAGCGTTTCGACACGGAATACTACGTTGAGGGCTACGCTTCTACTTTCAACGACCCATACGTTCTGTTCGAGGATTTCGACGGCACAAAATACATCGAGGTTATCAGCCCCGATGCCTTCCGCGAAGCGGACATGAGCGACGTTATCCTTCAGTTCGACCATGCGGGCAGGGTGTACGCCCGCATGAGCAACGGGACGCTCATTGTGGAGCCGGACGAGCACGGGCTTTTCATCGCCGCCGACCTGTCGCGCTCTCAGGGCGCGCGCGATCTCTTCGAAGAGATAAAGGCCGGTCTTATCACGCGCATGTCATGGGCTTTCACGGTGGCGGCAGACGAATACGACCGCGAGACGCATACCACGACCATTACGCGCGTCAAAAAGGTTTTCGACGTGTCCGCCGTCAGCCTTCCGGCTGACCCGAACACCGAGATATCAGCAAGAAACCTGCTCAACGGAGCGATTGAGCAGTCGCGCAAGGAGCTTGCGCGCCGTAAGAGTGCCCTTGCCGTTGCGAGGGCGACACTGGCAATCGCCAAGAGCAGAAAGGTTTAGAACAATGGACGAAATGACTATGGATGACCTGCTTAACGAGCTTCAGGGTCTTGTCGATAAGTACAAGGCCGATGACGGCACCGACACCGAGCCGACCGAGCAGGACGCAGAGCGCATGAGCGCGCTTACCGCTGAGATCGAGAAGCGCAACGCCGCCGCCGCGCAGCGCCGCGACAGCCACACCGCGACCGTTGCCGCCGCCCGCGCCGCTATCGAGAACGGCACCGCCCGCCGCGTCGATTCCGTGCCGCTGGGCACTTCCGCGAGCGCTCGCGGTGCCCTTCCGCAGGTGCGCGACACCACCGACTACAACGCCGCCGCTCGCCGCGCATGGGTGAAGGACATTGCCAGCCGTTCCGGCGTGCAGCTCATCGGCGGCACCGAGCTTACGCAGGTTGAGCGCGACGCGTACAACCACCTTATCGAGCAGCGCACGGCGTTTATGCATCTGACCAGCAACACCGACGCGGTTATCCCCGTCGAGCTTCAGACGCAGATTTTCACACTGATTGACAACACGGCTGTTCTCTACGGCGACATCCATAAGGACAACTTCCCGCATCAGTTCGAGCTTATCCGCCATAAGGGCATCACGGCTGGCGACGCGGCGCAGACCACCGAGGGCGCAGCGCCCACCGATGAGGAGCAGAACGAGTTCGACACCATCACCCTTACGGGCGAGGAGATCAAGAAGACCGTCAAGATGAGCCGCAAGATGGCGGTTCAGTCTATCAACGGCTTTGAGCAGTACATCGTCAACGAGACTGGCGCGCGCCTTGCCGTCGCTGCCAACGCGCGAGTTCACGCCAAGACGGTTGACACCACGCTTGGCATGGATTCCGGCAACAAGATTAACTGCGCAACCGCTGGCACCCTGAAGAAGGCTGATATCACCAAGCTTCTGGGTATGCTCTACACCTACGGCAACCCCGCGCCGAAGGGCTGCATTATCTACGCCAACGGCAACACCATTTGGAACCATATTGCTATGGTTGAGGATGCCAACGGGCGTTCTTACTTCGTTGACGAGAAGACCGAAGACCCCGCCGTTGAGGGTCATATCTTCGGCAAGCTCGTTAAGCGCGACGATTCTATGGCGGATGGCATCATCAAGGCTGGTTATCCAGACCTGTTCCGTGGAAACATCTTCGACGGCGTGGACGTTACGCCCTATGTCGAGCCGGGTACGCAGAAGCGCTGCTTTGACGGCTACCTGCTCTTTGACGGCGGCCTTGCCGTTCCGAAGGCTTTCGGCCAGCTCACCATCGGCACCGCCGGTAAGGCTTAGGAGGTGCCGCATGGCAGAGAAGCCGAAGCTGCTTGACGCGTGCCGCGAAGCGCTGAGGATTCCCGCCGACTGCACCGACTTTGACGCTGAGATCGAAGACCTCATCGAAGCCGCCCGCGCCGCGATGCGCGCGGGCGGCGTTGCCGATGCCGTAGCCGCCGACGATTCGAACAGCACGGTTCGGCTCGCGGTGAAGGTCTACTGCAAGGCGAACTTCGGCATGGACAACCCCGATGCCGACCGCCTTACTCAGAGCTTCGACGATCTGCTAACCATGATGCGCGGCAGCTCGGAGTTCGGGGGCGTGAAATGAGCATGTGGGCTGGCACGTGCCAGCTCATCGCTAAGACCGTCAAGAAGGACGAATACGGCGTGCAGCAGACGGAGGAAACAAAGCGCAAGGTGTTCTGCAACGTCTTCTCTATGGGCGACGCGGCCTATTACGCCGCCGCTGCCGCTGGCGTACACCCCGAAGCCGTATTGCAGATTCGCAAGAGCGCATACGAAGGTGAGCGGCTAGTCGAGTTCGACGGCGCGCGGCTCACGGTCGCGCGCGTTGACAGGTCAAGCCCCGACTTCGTGCGCCTGACGCTCGCTGAGGTGGTGGGCGACCGTGGCTGAGCAGAGAATCGAGCGGTTCATAAGCAGCTGCATGAAAGAGTGCGTGGAAGACAACGTTTCCGCGCTCGCTGAGAACGCGGGCGAAGCCGGAAGGCGCGCCGTAAAGCTGTTGAAGCAAGAAAGCAAGGTGCGCACCGGTGCTTACAAGAAGGGCTGGAAGGCCGACGTTAAGACCGATGAGACGGGCACCGAATGCACGGTGCACAACCGCGTTTACCAGCTCACGCACCTTCTTGAGAACGGTCATGCCATAAAGAACCAAACCGGAAAGTATTACGGCGACGTTCCCGGAGACGGCGTTATCAGGGAGGTTGCAGACCAGGTGGCGCGCGAGTTCGCGGAGATGGGGGGCGACGGTCGATGATTGAGCTAAAGGCGCTCTGCGGGGTGCTCGATTCGCTGGGCATCCCGTGGGCTAACCAGAAGTTCGCCGATGGCGAGGAACCAGCGCCGCCCTTCATTTGCCTTGTCGCGGGCTACAACGAAGCGGCCTACGCGGACAACAACACCTACCTATCGTGGATGCCCTACGATATCGCGCTCTACACGCGGCACCGGGACTACGCGACCGAGAAGCGCATACGCGCCGCGCTCGAAGCCGCCGAGTGCCCTTACACGCTTGGCATCACAGAGATTGATTCAGAAGAGCTTACCGAAGCGGCGTTCACCGTTAACGTCGCCGAGAGTTAGGAGAGAACAAATGGCACGAAACGGATTCTTCGGCGTGAAGAACTCGCATTTCGCGATCTGCACCGACGAAGACGCGCTTACCTACGAAGACCCCGTGCACGTCGCGGGCACCGTCGCTATCAGCATGGAGCCGACCGTTGAGACGGCTTCTAGCTACGCCGACAACGAGGTTTGGCTTGACAAGCAGCAGGACAACGGCGGAAGCGGCACCATGAGCTTCTACGACATCGAGGGGACGGCTGAGCTTCGCCAGCTCATCGCAGACCTCGTGGGCTACGAGATCGCGCAGGACGGGCGAACCATCCTGAGCGCAGACCGAACGCCTAAAAAGTTCGCCTTCATGTGCGAGCAGCCGGGGCACGTGCTCGGTCGCCGCCGCTGCCTTCTCATGTGCCAGCTCTCGAAGCCGACGCAGGAGCTTAATACCATTCAGGACACGCCGGAGATCACGCAGCTCGATTACCCGTTCACGTGGCGACCCGTCACCATCCCGAGCACCGACATTCGCACGAGCGGCTATGACAGCTTCACCGGCCTTGCCGATTACGACACCTTCTTTGATGCGGTCGATATCGAGCTTGCGCACAAGACCCCGTCCGAGTAGGAGGTTTCGAATGCTTATCAAGGTTGGCGAAAAGGAGTTCGAAGCGACCTTCAACGCATTCACTCCGATTGCCTTTTCCCGCTGCTTCAATGTCGTGAAGCCCAACGGCACCATGCGACCGAAGGACATTAACGAGGATACCGGCGCGATCTTGGAGAACTTGGACAAGTTCGGATTCCCACCGCTCGTGCCGCTTCTCGAAATCTTCTACGCGTGCATCAAGACCGCGAACCCGAAGTTCGATGAGAAGTTCGATGAGTGGGTTTCGTCCTTCCCCGCCGATGGCTACGACTTGGAGCGCAAGGACGGTTGGGCTACCGACGTGATGCGTATTGTGATGGACAACTTTTTTCCAAGCGCCGCGCAAGATGCAGTGGAAGCCGAGGAAGCCGAAAAGGCCAGCGCCGCCGCTTCCAAGTAACCTGCAAGACGCGTGCGACGCGCGATACATCTACAACTGCCAGCAATGCGGCCTGACGCTTTCAGACCTTCAGATGATGAGCTACCGGCAGGTGCAAGACCTGTTGGAGATCAACGCGTTCTACGCCGACGCTGCGGCGCACTACGACGAGGACGAGAAGGCGCGCAAGGCCGAAGCCGCGTTCTGGTCATGACGTGACATGAAGTGAGTTCTTGACGGCAGCGCACCCGCGAGGGCGCGTTGCTTCAAGTACTCATGGGACTTTGACAACCGAAGAGGGGTGGTTACGTGGCTGTTTCCTACAAGGGTCTTGTTATCAAGTTCGGCGGCGACACGACGGGTCTTCAAGATGCGCTGAAATCCGTTCAGAAGCAAGCGCGCAACGCCCAAAGCAACCTTCGGGACGTGAACAGAGAGCTGAAATTCGACCCAAGCAACGCCGATCTTCTTGAGCTTAAGATGCATGCCCTCAACAAGTCTGTTGAGGAAACAAAGAAGCAGCTTGACATGTATAAGCAGGCTCTTCAGCAACTTGAAAGCAAGAAGCAGAGCGGCGCTAAACTCACGGCTCAGGAAGAAGCGCAGTACGACAGCCTTAAGCTCGCGATAGTGAGGTGCGAGCGCCAGCTTGACAGCTACGGCACCGAGCTTGCGGACACCGCGCGTCAGGCCGAAGGCTCCAAGACTGCCATTGGCAAGCTGGGTCAGGCTATCGAGGACAACGCCGACAGCATATCTAGCGCCGGGTCTAAGGTTTCGAGCGCGGGCACCGCCATATCCGGCGGGGTTGTCGGCGCGGCAACGGCGCTGACCGGGCTTGCGGCGAGCCAAGAGGAAGCCATACAGCAGAGCGGCCAGCTCGAAACCGCGTGGGTGAGCGCTGGCGGAACAGCCGAGCAGGCTTCGTCAACATACGCCATGTTCTACCGCATCCTTGGGCAGAGCGACACGGCAACCGAGGCTTCGCAGAACCTCGCGCGACTGACCACCAACGAGCAGGAATTGCAGCAGTGGACTAATATTGCGGCTGGTGCATATGCAACTTTCGGCGACGCTCTGCCGCTTGAAAACCTCGCGGAAGCCGCGCAGGAAACGGCGCACACCGGAACGGTCACGGGAGGTCTTGCCGACGCGCTCAACTGGTCTACGGCATCCGCCGAGCAATGGAGCGCCGCGCTTTCCGGGCACTCTTCGGCTCAGGCTGCCTTCAATCAGGCGGTCGCAGAAGGCCAGACGAAGGAAGACGCGTTCAACGCCGCGCTCGCGGCGTGCGGCAGCGAGCAGGAGCGTTCGCAGCTCATCACCGAGACGCTTACCGGGCTTTACGCCGACGCGGGGCGGCAATACCAAGAGACGAACAAAGACCTTCTCGCTTCGCGCGACGCGCAGAACGAGATGAACCAGAGCATGCAGGAACTCGGCGAAGCGGCAATGCCAGTCAAGACCGCCGTTACCGAGATCGGCACGAGCCTTCTTAACACGCTCGCGCCCGCGCTCGAAACCGTCACGGGCTGGTACAAGAGCCTGTCGCCAGAGCAGCAGACGCTTGTTAACAACCTCGCTCTAGGAGCCGTCGCCTTCGGCGGCGTGACAACCGCCATTGGCAAGACGATGGAAGCCGCAGAGGGCGTGGGAAGCGCCTTCAAGACCGCTGGCGAGCTTTGGGGCGGCGCTAAGAAGCTCATGGGCGACACGGGCTTTCTAAGCAAGATCGGAACCGGCTTCTCTAACATCGTCACCAAGGCGGGAGGTCTTGGAAGCATGCTCACCGGCACGCTTTCTAGCGGTTGGACGGGCTTCACCGGCCTTATCGCCGCGCATCCTATCGGCCTTGGCGTTGCCGCCGTGTCAGCCGCCGTCGCTGGCCTTACGTGGTTCTTCACGCAGACCGAGACGGGCAAGCAGATGTGGTCTGACTTCACCGGCTGGATTTCGGAGAAGTGGCAAGCCGTGCAGGATTTCTTCGCTGGCGTGCCTGAGTTCTGGGGCGGAATCTGGGAGCAGGTCAGCACCGGCGTTTCGGACTTCTGCACCGGCGTTGGCGAGAAGTGGGAGCAGTTGAAGCAAGGCGCTTCCGACACTTGGGAGAACATCAAAACCGGCGCTTCGAACGCTTGGAACGATCTTAAAACCAACGTCGGGAACCTCGCACAAGGCGCGGTCGATACCGTGTCTAACTGGTGGAACAACCTAACCGGCAACACCGATTCGGCCTTCGGTCAAATCGCTTCCACACTGCAGAACGACATGAACACCGCGAAGACCGTTGGCAGCTCTGCGGCTGGCGCTCTGCAAGCCGCGATGAACGGCGACTGGGAGACGGCGAAGAGCCAAGCGACAAACGCCTTCAACGCGATCAAAGACAACATCGGCTCGAAGCTTGACGCTGCCGAGAGCACGGCGGTTAGCATCGCAGACCGCATCGGCGACAAGCTGGGATTCCCCGGCCTTGGCGCTAAGGTGCAAGGCGTTTTCGACAGCATCAGGGGCTTCATCGAGAACCCGATTGAAAGCGCGTGGAACGCGATTTCAAGCATTCCGCAGAAGATCATGAACGCCTTTGGCGGAATCAAGATCAGCATTCCGAAGCCGAAGCTTCCGCACTTCAACGTCAGCTGGAACGAGTTCGGCCCGATTTCGCTACCGAGCGTGAGCATCAGTTGGTACGCGCGCGGCGGCTACTTCGATGAGCCTTCAATCGTCGGCGTGGGCGAAGCTGGCGGCGAGTTCATCGCGCCTGAGAAGCAGTTGCAAGGCTTCATCGAAACGTCGGTAAACCGCGCTTTCTCGCGGTTCGCCGACGTGCCGAGCCAGCCCGTTAACGTTGCCGTGACGGTTTACGCAACGGTCGCTGACGGCGTGGACGCATACGAGACAGGCCAGCAGATCGGCGCTGGCATCGCAAGCAAGCTGAAGCAAAGGGGGGTGCCAGTTGCAACTTAGACGGACTAGGAACCAGCACGACCGAATCATCTTCAACAGCACCGACCTATCGAAGCTGGTTTACTGCAAGGTGCGCCGCCCCATCATGGCGACCGTCAACGCGACGTTCGAGAGCGTGCCGGGGCGGCATGGCGAGGTCTTCAAGAGCGCCTACCGTGGCGGCTACGACCTTCCCGTTGAGATTTGGCTTAGGACTGAAGACCGCCGCGAGGTCGCGGAGATGCGGCACAAGCTCGCGGCGGCTCTCTGGACTGACGAACCCGCGCCGCTCTACCTTCCCGATGACCCGACGCGCTACCTGCTTGCAATCGTGAGCGGCAGCACGGACTTAGACGAGATCACGGACGATTGCCCGACAACCACCGTGACTTTTCACATCGGCGACCCCGACTATTACGGACAGAAGCGCCGCATGGAGGTTTCGGCTGGCAACATCTACGTAAACGCTGGCGGCAACCGACCCGCACACCTGAAGGTCACGGCGAAGCCCGCCGCTGGCAGCACGTGGCGGATTACGAACGTCGATACCGGCGAGTTCGTGGCTATCAACACCGCGCTCACGTCTTCAAGCACCATCAGGCTTGACATGGCGACCGAGCACGCGACGGTCAACAACCAGACCGCGCCGGTAACGATCGATTCGGATTACTTCGAGATCAACGGTCGCTGCCACCTGAACATCACCAACGGCACCGCGATTCTTGAGTGGGTGGAACGATGGCTCTAATTAGACGTATCGGCTTCACCCGCTTCAACCGCTGGGGCGACAATCTGGGGCGGCTCACGGTTAGCGCCGCAACGCACACCGACGCTCTGGACGGAACCGACGAACTCAACATCACGTGCGCCGAAGACCTCGTGAAGGGCGACCGCGTAGTGTGGATTGACCTTCAGGGCGTGTGCCACGAACACATCGTTGACACCATCGACCGCGTACACGACGATGACGGCGCACCAGAGACGCAAGCCGTGTGCATCAACTCGGTAAACGAGACATGGGATGACTGGATGGACGATAAGCGGCCTTCTGGCAGCGTGTCGGTAGCCCTCACATCCATTCTCGCAGACACGCGCTGGGAGGTCGGCACGTGCGATCAGGGCGGCAGCGCTTCGCGCACCTTCTACCATGAGAGCGTGCGCGAGGGCTTGGCCGGAATCATCGAGACGTGGGGCGGCGAGCTTGAAACTCTCATCGTCCATGACGGCGCGAGCATCGTTAGCCGCCGCGTTGGCGTGCGCGCGAAGCGCGGCAACCAGAACAGCGCTAAGCGGTTTACGTGGACTAAAGACCTTGTTTCCGTCAAGCGCTCCGTTGCGAGCGACAACCCGAAAACTCGCGTCTACGGTTACGGCAAGGGCGTTGAGACTGAGGGCGGCGGCTACGGTCGCCGTCTCACATTCGGCGACATAAACGGCGGCAAAGACTACGTGGAGGATGCCGAAGCTACTACCGTTTGGGGGCACCCTGACGGCGAGGGCGGCATTCTTCCCGCCGTCGCGTCATACGTCAACGAGCAGTGCGAGGACGCGGCGCAGCTCTTGCAGGAAACGCAAGACTACCTAGAGCAGGTGAAGGAGCCGAAAGTAACCTACACCGCTTCGGTTATCGACCTATACGCGTTCGGGCGCTCGTGGGAGGGCGTGGGCGTTGGCGATGACGTGGCGATCATCGACAAGGGCTTTTCTGCCGAGGGCGTGCGCCTTCATGGCCGCGTGTCTCAGATTAAGCGCGACTTGCTCACCGGCGACGCTACCGTTACCTTCGGCACTCTGACTGACAACATGGCCGACATGTGGCAGAGCGTGAGCAACGCGTTAAAGAGCAACAGCCAGCAAAACGCTATCTATGACGCTGCGGCGGGCACGTCGGTTTCGTGGCTTCAGCAGCTTCAGGCCGCGCTAAACGCTCAATTCAACGCCGTTGGAACCTACAAGGTCGAGACTTTCGAGCTTGGCACGATGTGGAGCAACGTACCCATCGACGCTGAAACGGGCTTGCCGGTCAAAGCGACTTCGGGCATGTGGGCTGTCAACATTAACGGTATGGGCATGCGACTTGCCGCGAACCTCACTTCTGACGGTCAATGGGATTGGCGAACCTTCCTGACAGGCGCTATGGTGAGCGCCGACGCGATCAACACGGGCACCATGAGAGCCGAGCGCGTGCGCGCCGGTCTTCTGACCGACGAAGAGGGCAAAAACCGCTGGGATTTGACAAGAGGCGAGTTCTCGCTTTCCGCAAGCGCCGAGGTTGGCGGCAAGACCGTTCAGAAAATCGCCGACGATGCGGCAAGCTCAGCCGTCGATGCTCAGACGCAACGCGACATATTCAACAAGCTGACCAACAACGGGCAGACACAGGGAATCTACCTCAGCGGTGGTCTTCTCTACATCAACGCCAACTACATTGAAACGGGCATCATCAGCGACAGATACAGCCGCAACACATGGAACCTGAACACCGGCGCGCTAAAGACGCAGAACATGACCGCTACGAACATCAACGCAACCGGAACGCTCAAAACCGGCTCTACCTACACGATGGAGCTTTCGGGAGGAACCCTGACCGGCAAGTACAACGGCACAGAGGTAATGGTTGTCGATACCAACCTGCGGTTCACATCTGGAAAGTACGGCGGGCGCATCACAACGCCTTACTACTTGGTTCTCCGCATGCCGAAGCTCGCAATCGACACCAGCACTTCGGGAAACGGAACAATTTGCTCAACGGAAGAGGGCACGCACGTTTCGAAAATCGAAGACAACGGCGATGGAAGCATTAGCTGGTGGACAGCAGGCCATAAGTTCGTAAACGGCCTTTGTATGTATATGTAGGAGGTTCGCAATGAAATACCTTTGGTTCAAAAACGGCATG